CGTCTGGTCCTTGCCGACGAAGTCGACGGTGCAGACGAGCTGTCCGCCGGCCGCGAACGCCAGCTCCAGCGAACGCACCTTGCAGCCGCTGAATCGGTGCGCGTGCAGATCCTTGGCGACCTCGACGGTCAACCCGGTCGGAAGCGCCGTCGCCGGCGTGAACGTGTGGTTGTAGACGAGCGGATTGGACGTGATGTCCGGCCGCGACGTGGCGACCGAGCCGATGGCGTGCTTGAGCAGCATCGAAAACGCCCGCCAGTTGAACCGGACGTCGAAGGCGAAGCTTCCGCCGACCGTGATCTTGCCCTGGGCCCGCATCCCGCTGTGGACGCCCCGCCGGTTGAGCGAGTTCGCCTGGGTCATCTCTTCGGTGACGGTCAGCGACTCCGTGTTGTGCAGGAGTCCGGCGGTCGGCACGACGGCCGTGCCGTACGTCGACTCCTCGCCGAGCATGATGTAGCTCTCCTGGCCGCGAGCGATAGCCAAATGTCCTCCTCGTCGTCAAGGTCGGCCGATCAAAGGAGCGTGCTTTGCACGCGGACCGTGAACGTCACGGCGCCCGCCATCAGGCGCGCGCCGCTCGCCTTGACCGCCCCGTCCTCGGGCGGGTAGTATTCGATCCCGGTCACGAACGCGAAGACCTGCTGCTGGGTCGATCCCAGCGACAGGCCCGTCCCGTCGAAGTTCTCCCTCACCACGTCCGCGATCCTCTCCACGTCGTCCCTCTTGGCTTCCGGATCGGAAGTCGCCGAGTCCGGGATCGCCGTCACCAGCACCGCGCGTCCCTGATACTCGTCGAAGTAGGTCTTGCCGTTCGCCGTCTCCAGCCTCGTCGGGCTCATCCTCTCGATGCGGACGAAAACGGCCGGCACGTGGTCGGAGAGAGTCTTGACCGCCGGGAACTCCTCGAGCGAGCCGAACTGGACGGTCTTGAGCGAGAGCTCGTCGTCGATGTCGAGTTGGCGGATGCGCGTCCCGATCCACTCGGCTATCCTCTTCCTTCCGAAGCTGGTCGCCACCCGCACGTCCTCCGGCTACATCTTCGCGATGCCGCGCACGCGGACGTGCGTATCGGCGTCGGAATTCTTCGCCTTCGCCATGACGCGATACTCGCGGAACGCGGAGTGCGCTCCCGAGATCGCGTTCGGCGTCAGGATGAGGTACTTGCGCCCACCGGCCGCAATGTCCACGTCTGCCGAGGAGTGCTGCGTCCCGGTCTCGTCGAACGCCTTGAGGTCCACCCAGTCGCCGTCATCGTCCTGCGCGATCCTGCCCTGGACCTTGACGACGGCCGCGTAGTTCGACGTGGGGAGCGCGACCGAGTAGCCCACGGTTCGGTACGGCTGCCCGTGGGCGTCGATCTTCGTCCCGGCCACCTCGGCGTACGTCGTTCCGCCCGTGAGCTGCGTCTGCGGCTGAACGTACATGCTCTCGGTCAACGCGCCGCTCATCCCGCCTCCTCTGCTACGCGCTCTGCACCTTGCGGAGCGACAGTCTGTAGTGCCGGTCGATCCCGCCCTGCTCGATCAGCTCGGCCGAGACCACGTCCCAAACGACGGAAGAAATCGTGAGGCGGTCTCCGGTAAGAATCGCGCCCCCGCTCGGGAGGTTGTCGGAATCGATCCAAGCGTCCGCCGCCTCGTCATAGATTATGCCGACATCGGTCCCGAAGGGCCTTTGCCCGCGCGGCTGGAACGAGATCGGAACCGACGACATGCCCGACACGTCGGCCCAACCGATATTGTGGTGGAGCGTGTGCGCCGCGTCCGTTCGCGTCGGACGCGCGACCGAGCACGTCTTGGTCTCGAACGCCAGGATCGGGATCACGAGCCGGCCCTACCGAACGCGAATTCCACCGCGTCCTTGACGATCCGCGCGACCCTCCCGCGCGTCGCCTTGATCGCGTCCGACACGTACTTCCGCGGAGGGATTTTCACGCTGTCCACCAAGGCGAAGAGCGGGACGACCTCGCCGGCCTTGCCCGGACGCGCACCCAAGACCGCGCGCCCGCCCTTGCGCACGAACACCCGGTCGAAGCCGAGCAAGCCGGGGCTGTCGAACAGCTCGCGCGCCGAGAACTTCGTCCGCGTTCCGGACGCGTTCTTCACGGCGTCGAGCGGGATCGTGAGCCTTCGCGCGCGCACCGGGACGACCGTCCCGCCGAATTCGTGGATCGCGGAGTAGACGACGGACGAGGCGAGCTTGGCGAACGCGCCCCCGGAATCCTCGCCCGTTTCCGGGAACCGGCTCCAGCTGCCGATCAGCGTCCCGCTCTTGGTATTGAGCGGGTCTCCGCGCAGGTTCCCGATCACGCCCTCGCGCACGTCGAGCGCGACCGCCAACACGGCGCGTTTCGTCGCGTCGGCCATCGCCTTCGCGGCCTTCGGCCCGATCCCGCCTTCCAGAGCGAACGTAAGCACCGGTCACCTCGTCGCCACGCGGCTCGCGTATTCGTCCAGCATCGTCTTGATGTCGCCCGGCACGTCGCCCAAGTGCGAAACCGAAAGCCCGCCCAGACTCTCGCTCGCGCGGCCCGCCGATCTCCGGCGGTTGAACCAGAACGCCGTCAGTTCCACGGCCGCGAGCGCCACGGCCGCCGGCACCGTCGCGTGCCCCGCCGTGTAGACGACGCGCACGTTCCCGCGCCCGCGCGAGAACCGACCCGCGATCAGCTTGACCATCCCCTTGTCGGCGTCTACGTAGTAGTCGTCCGCGTCGATCAGCGTCGCGCTCGCGAAATCCCGCTCCTGGTCGTCGTGGATCGTGGTCACCGAGACGATCGGGTACTGGCGGAGGATCAGCGTGTCGGTCCCGTCCCCGTCGTAATCCTGCGTGTAGGCGGTCGACGCGAAGGTCCGGCCGCAGTAGCGCTCGATCCACGCGCTCGCGCGCGTGAGGAGCGTCCCGATCACGGCGTCGAACGTCGTGCCGGAGATGCCGAGATGCTCCTTGCAGCTCGCGACGGTGGAAAGATCGCCCACGGCTCACCTCCCCTCCCGCGCCGAAGCGGGCGACTTCGCCGCGTCCATCCCCGACGCTTCCGGCGAGCACCTGAAACCGCGCTCGTCGCACGTCAGCCAATCGTAGTAGCGAGCCTTCGGGAGGTTGCGCTCGTAGCACCTGCGCCGCTGGATGTGGCGGATCACGATTCCGGGGAAGCACTCCAGGTCGCGCGGCCGAATGAGTTTCCCGGCAACGTGCACGGCGTGGTGCGCGCCCGCGTATCGAAGCCCCTCGCGCATCCTGAACAGCCGATGGATCGGCTGCCGCAGGTCCGCGTCTTCCTCGCGATAGAGATCCAGAAGCCAGTCGTCGCGCGACCCGGCGAGCGCCCGGTCGAGGACGGGAGGCGTCCCCGGCCGGTCGCCCTCGAGGACCTCGTCGGCATCGACCACGAGCACGACGTCTCCCGGCCGGCAGCGCTCCAGATAGGCGTTGCGTTTCGCGATCTCGCTCGGCCACGGATTCCCTCCGGGCGCCTCGAGGACGAGATCGGCGCGTTCGCGCGCGTACTCCAGAGTCCCGTCCGCGCTCGCCGCGCCGTGCCAAGCGTCGGGGAACTGCGCGTACCGGCCGTCGGCCACGACGAGCACGTCGACGAGGGAGCGGACCACGGGGAGAGACTCCCTCAAGAGGGGAAGATCCATGTAGACGTTCATCGCGCCGACGATCCTGCCCACGCTCCGCCTCCTCGCGGGACCCGTCGCCCCTAGACCGGAGGGGCGGCGGAACCTCGCGGCTCCGCGCGCCCCGTCCGATCCGAGGCAAGGAAGACCGATCGCGTCTTGACGGTCCGAGTTACGAAACGTCGATGTCCACCCCGATCGCGACGACCTGTTCGGTCGTGGTCCACGGCGTGAAAAGCGTGCCGCGCCAGTCCGCGATCAGGTGCTGCTGGTCGTACAGGGTGGAGAGCCAGGTCCGCATCCGCGGCCCGCGCAGCGTCGCCAGCTTCCAGCTCGGCTTGTGGACCGCGAGCACCGCCGAGTTGTCCTGGGTCGTCGAGTCGCGAACGCCGACCGTGTTCAGGTCCTCGCGCATGACCGCGCTGGCCTTGATCGGGATGCCATCGAACATCAGCTTTCCGCCGACGTTCACCAGTCCGCCGCCTCCGATCCGAGGGTCCGTCCGCGCGGCGTTGGCGAGGTCGGAGAAGTGCCGGAAGTACGCCTTCGGGCCGGTGACGAGGACCAGGTTGTTCGTCGGGTCGTCGATGGCGTACTCGACCATGACCGAAAGGAGCTGGCGCAGCTTCGCCGCGCTGAAGGTCGAGAGCGAGACGCGGACCGCGGCCCCGAGATCCACGGCCTGCGCGCGCAGGCCGATCCACGCCTTGCGCCGGTCGGTCGCCGCCGTCACGTCGTTGTCCATGTGCGGGCTCGCCGTGTCGCCGTTGAGGATCGCGTCCTCCAGGTTGCGCGCGAGGTGGTACGCCGTGTTCGCGCGCAACGCCGGGAGCACCGGGACGATCGAATCCTCCTCGAGCTCCTCGCTGAACGGGACGCGGATGCCGATCTTCTTCGCCGTCAGCGTGACGCGCCCGGTCGTCGGGTTGGAGGCGGCGTAGGTCTTGGCCGCCTCGTCACCCGCCTGCTCGCTGCCGAGGTACGCCGTCGGACGCCCGGAAGTGATCGGGTATTCCCACGACCCGCGCGGCATGTCGACCTGCTCGAATTCCGAGCCGACCGTCATTCCGCTCTGGATCAGCTCGAAGAGCCGCGCGCTGAATCCGCGCGGCACCCACTCGGAGCCCTCTCCGGAGGTCGCCGTGTCCATCTGCTTGAGGAGGCGGTCGTTCTTCAGCAGGAACGGCCGGACCTTGCGCGCGAAGTACCGCGTCTCCTCCGGGCGAACGAAAATCCTCCGGCCGAAGTCGTCCTGCTTGGTGAGCAGGCTCGCCAGGAGGATCGAGTTGTCGTTCAGCTCCTGGAGCTTGACCACGTCGTCGCGGATGTCCGTCGGGATCTCCGACTTCTTGAGCTGGATGACGGAATCGAACGGATTGTCGTCCCCGTCGCCGATGCCCATGGCGTCGCCCGGCTTCCCGTCCTCGCCGGGAACCTGATGTTCGGCCTTGCGGAGCGGGGTCTGGCCTCCCGCCTTGCCCGGCCGCTTCCCCTTGGCGGAGTCGTCGAGCGCCTTGCGGACGATGTCCGCGGCGTCGCGCTCCAGGACTTCGATCTCGAACAAGCTTCCTCCTGATCGAAAAGACGCCGTTAGGTCCCCGGATATCCGTCCCGGCGCAACGCGCGGCCGGGCGTTGCGTTCTTCTCCCCGGCCCTACGCCGCGGCGGCGTCGAAGCCGTCGCCGTCGCAAGCCTTGCAGTCCTTCTGCACGTTCTTCCGGTCCTTGCCGGTCCCGTCGCAATCCTTGCAGGGCTTCTGGCCCTTCTGGATCCGCGTCAGGCGCTTGGCGACGGCCGCCGCGCGCTCGCCGTCCTCCTTCGCCTTCTTCGAGAGCCTGCGAAGGATCCCGACGTTCTGTTCCGCCGTCTTGGCGAGGCTGGTCGCGTGCTCGATCGGTTCCGGGCGCTCGAATACGGGCGCGACCATCTCGTCCGGAGCGACTTCCCTGATCGCGTCCTCGACCGACTTGTTCAAGGCGCCGACCGCCGCGGCAAAAGCGCGGAGGACGGGCTCCTGGACCTGGAT